GATGTCTAACAACGTACCTCAAGCAAACGTAGGATCTAACCCAAGTGGTGCTAATAACACTTACTCAGGTGATGATAGTAAAACTATTGGTCTTGTCTTCCATAAGTCTGCTGTTGGTACAGTTAAGCTAATGGATATGACAACTGAGATCTCTGGTTCTGACTACGGAATTATGTATCAAGGTACATTAATGGTTGCAAAATACGCACTTGGTCATGGAATCCTAAGACCAGAATGTGCAGCTACTATTAAGCTATCTGCTTCTTAATTTCAATTTATAGGGTATCTTATTATTAGATACCCTTTTTTTATTATCATGCCACAAGGAAAAGCCTACAATATTAAAAAGAAAAAGAAAAAAGGTGGGAGAGACTCACTTAAAATTAAAAAGAAGGGGTACTAATTATGTTTGGTAAAAACAAAAAAAAGAAAGGTATTCTTGCTCTAAGTGGTCAAGCTTATATTGATGCCTACAATAAACAAATGACAGACACAGGAAAAACTACGCTTGCTGAAAAATATAAGTTTACTAAAGAAAGGGCTATACTTAATAAAAGAGCTATTAAAAATGCAGGTAACTAATGGCTGTAGCTGAAACCACAGAACTTGAATGTATCAACATTATGTTGGCTGCTATAGGAGAAGCACCTATAAACAGTCTTGTCGGTACTCTTCCTGTTGATGCTCGTATTGCTCAATCAACTCTTACTGAAGTAAACAAAAGTGTACAGTCAGAGGGCTGGTCTTTTAATACCGAAACAGATGTAACTCTTACTAGAGATGGATCTAATCATGTTAATCTACCTGCTGATGTATTAAGAGTAGATGCCAATATTCATCAACACCCGACCATAGATCCTATACAACGTGGTTTGAAATTATATGACAGACAAAATAATAAGTATGAATTTGATGAAGACTTGATTTGTACTGTTGTTTATTTTAGAGATTTTAATGAGATACCAGAACCAGCTAGATACTATATGAATATCAAAGCTGCAAGAATATTTGTTGATAGACTTGTAAGTGACCAAGGATTAAGAACTTATACACAAGAAGATGAAGTAAGAGCTAGATCAATTTTAATGGAAACAGATTTAGCAAATGGAGATCACAATATGCTACGAGGAGATCCTTCTCTTACAAATATATTTGATACTTACAATCCTTCTAGTGCTTTAATTAGATAACTATGGGTGTTATTTCAAGATCTATACCTACATTACTAAGAGGTATATCGCAGTCTTCTGATGCTTTAAAGCAAGCAGACCACGCAGATATACAAGACAATGCTGATAGCAACCCTGTTCTTGGTCTTACTAAAAGGTCTGGATCGCAGTTTGTAACAAGCCTTGGTAGTTCTACTCTTGGTAATGTTCATATACAAACTATAAATAGAGATACTACTGAGCAGTATGTAGCAATATTTAGTAATGGTAATGTCAAAGTATATGAGTTAGATGGTACAGAAAAGACAGTAAACAAACCTGATGGAACTGCTTACCTTAATACATCAAGTCCTAGAAGTGTAATAAAAACAGTAACTATTGCTGACTTTACTTTTGTTGTTAACACTAGCGTTATAGGTGCAATGGATACGACCTTATCAAATAGTGCTAATAATATTACTCAAGCAGTTATATTTATAAACCAAGCAACAGCTAAAACAACCTATTCTGTAACTGTAGATGGAGTAACAGTTTCAGATAACACAGATGGTAATGATCCTCTTTCAACTGATACTGTAGCTGCTGATTTACAAAGTGGTTTAAACTCTGGTCTTACAGGTTTTACGATTGCTAGGAATGGTCCTGTAATTCATGTCAAAAAGAATGATGGAAGTGATTTTTCTATAGATGGTACTGATACTCAAGGTGATACTAAAATGACAATTATAAAAGATTCAGTACAGCAGTTTACTGATCTGCCAAGTGTTTCACCTAATGGATATGTAGTAGAAATTAAAGGTGATGAAGATACAAACTTTGATAATTACTACGTTAAATTTGTTACTAATAATGGCGGTGCTTTTGAAGAAGGACAATGGGAAGAAACTGTAGAAGCTGGCATACCTTTTAAGTTTGATTATGCCACTATGCCCCATGTCTTAATAAGACAAGCAGATGGTAATTTTAGATTTGCAAAGGTAGATGGTGATACTTATACAATTTCTGGTACTACTTTTACATTACCTAAATGGGGTGAACGTATAGTTGGTGATTTAATATCAGCACCAGACCCTTCTTTTATTGGTCAAAAGATTAACAACGTATTCTTTTTTAGAAACAGACTTGGGTTTCTTGCAGGTGATAATGTAATTCTTTCAACAGTATCAGAATTTTTTAACTTCTTTCCTGAGACAGTTATATCAGTACTAGATACTGAACCAATAGACGTTGCTGCATCTCATACAAAAGTTGCTATTCTTAAACACGCAGTAACTATGGGAGAAAAGTTAATATTATTTTCTGAACAAACGCAATTTGTACTATCAAGTTCAGCAGATAACTTAACTCCTAAAACAGCTAACGTACTTGTGCAAACTGAATTTGAAAGTAATGCAGCAGCACAACCTGTAGGTTCTGGTTCTTCTATTTATTTCTTAACTAAGAAAGGTTCTTTTGCTGGTATCAGAGAATATATAATTCAAGGTAGTCAACAAATACAAGATGCTGTAAACACAACTATTCATGTACCAAGACTGATACCAAGTGGAATTTTTAAAATGGCAGTATCAACTAACCAAGATGTTTTGGTCTTGCTTGGTACAGACAATCCAAACAAGTTATATGTAAACAGATGGTTATATGGAGAAGGATTTAGTAAAGCTTTAAATGCTTGGTTTACTTATACTCTTAACAGCAATAGATCTATTCTTAATATTGATTTTATTGGTACTGATTTATTTATATTGGTAGAAGAAGCTAATAGCGTAACTTTAGAAAAGATACCATTTGAAACTAACTTTAGAGAAACTAATGCAGACTTTGAATATCATCTAGATCATAAAGTAACTGAAGCAACTTCTGGTGTATCAGTATCTTATAGCTCTGGTACTGGTCTATCTACCTTTACAGTTCCTTATAGACTAAGAGCAAACATGAATATAGTTGGTAGGTATTTAGCTGATGGAGAGACAAGTACATTTGTAGATGCTCAAGGCAATACAAAAACTCTTACATCAGGACAGGCATTAACATCTACTAATACAACTAATGGTTCTACTTCTACTATTACTGCCACAGGAGACTTTAGAAATAGTAAATTTATTATTGGCGAACCTTATGAAATGCACTATAGGTTTAGTCAACAAAGACTAACTCAAGGTGGTGGTGGTGGATCTACTGAATTAATAAGTGGTCGATTACAAATACATCATTTTTATATTAAGTATGAAGATTCTGGTTTTTTCCAAGTAGAAGTAACACCTGAGAATAGAGACACATCTCTACATAAATTTACTGGTCGTTTGCTTGGTGCTGCTTCTGCTTCTATTGGTCAGATTAATTTAGATACAGGAACTTTTAAAGTACCTATTATGAGTAAATCAGATAGAGTAAATATAGATGTAAAGAACAATACCTTCTTGCCTACTTTGTTAGCTAGTGCAGAATATGAAGGTGTATTTCACATGAGGAGTAGAAGAGCTTAATGGGATATTTAAGAAAATCAAAATTATCAGATCTTAATTATGTATGTCAAAACATGAGACAGATAGATAGGTTAGAAGGTTTATATCAAACAGGAAAAGACCCAGAAGAAGCTTTACGTTTAACATATCTATTTGGTCAAAGAGTACTAACAATAGCTGGTGACGAAGATCAACCTATGGGATTATGTGGAGTAGTAAAAGATGGTTGTATATGGATGATTTGTACAGATGAATTGTTTTCTAATAAAAAATATAAAATACAACTAATAAGAAAAGGTCGAGAATGGGTAGATAGTTTGTTGAAATCTTATAAAGTCCTATATAATTTTGTATATGCAGAGAATCATTCTGCTATAAAATGGTTAGAAGCTCTTGGTTTTGTGTTTATAAACTATCACGAAAAATATGGACAACATGAAAAACCATTCTATGAATTTTTGAGGGTTGCTTAAATGTGCATGGTCGCTGCTTCTGTTGGTCTTTCTTTATTCCAAGGGCTTGCTATGCGTAGTGCTGCAAGTCAAGCAGCAGCAGATACATTTGAAATAGAAAAACAAGGAGTTAAATCAGCAGAAGACGCTAAGAGAGAAAAACAACTGGCTTTATCAGAACGTAAACAAGAAGAAACTGTTGCTGCTAGACAAGATGTATTTGCTAAAAATATTGATACACTAAGAGCATCAAAAGCTTTACTTGCATCAGGACAAGTTGGTAACAATACAAATCTATTAGTAATGGACACAGTTCGACAAGGTGCTAATTATAGAGAGAAGGTAAGACAAAGCATTGATTCAATGAACAGACAATATTTATCTAACGTCAAAGGAACTGAGTCTGAATATCAAGGTATTAGAAATCAATACAGAAGTAATACTATTCAAGCTTATAACCAGATACCTTCATTAGGATCAGTATTATTAAATGCTGCTGCTTCTGGTTTACAAACTTATGCTGCATTACCCGCTTAAATAAATTATGACAGATAGTAATTTTCAAAGTACAGCAGGTCAAAGTTTTAGAGAACCAGTAAATACTTTTGTAGCACCTGTTGATGTTGTACAGAAAAGTAGCTTAATGGATTTTGCTGAAACTTTAGCAGAAGTAAATCCTACACTACAAAATTTTATAGCAGTAAAAGCTAAAGAAAGAGCAGAAAGAACAATAACAAAAGGACAATTAGAAGTTTTAGGAGCTACTCCTAAAGAACTTGTAGAACTTAAAAAAGATTTAGAAGAAAAAAGAGGTAGTAAATTTTCTAAACTTTTTCTTGGTACAAATTACTATATGCAATATGGAATAGAAAAACAATTAGCAATTAATTTAGGTAACGCATCAGAAGCAAAGACTAAAAAGTTTTTTACTGATTATGTTGTAGATGTAGAACTGCCAGATGGAACGACAATACAACAACCTTTATCTCAATTTGATGTTAACTCTGAGGAGTTTTCAAATGCTGTAAGTGAATTTCAAAGCACATCATTAGTAGATACAAGAGGAATTAGACCTGAGTTAATACAAGATTATTTATTACCTAAACAAAATCTTGCCTTACAAAAAGTATTTAACGACCAAGAAATAAATTTAGCAAATTCAAAAATAAACCAAGCAAATACGTTATTAGATTATTCAGTATTAAATTCTTGGTTTAGCATAGATAATTATAACGACAATATAGAATTAGATTTAATAGATGATAACTATACAGATACAGACAGAATTAATAATAATGGTCTTTCGCAGGGAGAATTTTTAGCTCTTAACGAGTTGCAAGGCAATGTAGATTCTATGGTGGAAAGAGGTTTAGCTTCTAGTGTATCGCCAACAAATATGTTAAAGATTGTAAAAACAAATGTATTAAAAATTCTTGATTACTACGAAAGCAATAATCTCGACATGGATGTTGCTTACGAAGAAATAGAAGAATATATTGGTTGGATTGGTAATTTAAAAGTAGGACCAAAAACAATTTTAAAAGATGGAACTGTTATACAAAATCCTTTAAGTGCATATTATATAAAAGATGGCGAAAATCAAATTGAAACATTATTAACTGATGTTTATGACAAGAAAGAAAATATTATAAAGAAACAAAACGATTTTGAAAAA